CGAACCTGAAGTTCCAGATGAACCCGACGAACCTGAAGTTCCAGATGAACCTGAAGTTCCAGATGAACCTGAAGTACCAGCAGCACAAGAAACACCAGACGAACCCGAAGAACCAGCAACTCCAGAACTACCTGACGCGCCCGAAGAGCCAGAAGAACCCGAACTGCCAGCTAAACCTGATGAACCTGAAGTACCAGATGAACCCGAAGTACCAGACGAGCCCGAGGTGCTACCACCACCCCCACCGCCAGCACTTATTTGCTGCCAAGTCTCGCTCTGTTTTATGTATACATTATAAGGGGAATCGGTTGAGTAATAGTTAGCGCCATCGGAAACAGTGTGTAAAACACTATCCTTTTCAGCATCTAAGCCTACTAGCTTATCTCCGACATACCTTTTGACCGCCATATACTATGTAAATTACACATTATTGGACGTAATCTTCGTAAGATTTTTCTTCTAATAGATTGGACCCAGTGTAAATGTTAATTTCCTTCTTTATTTCAGCTCTTTTGTCATTAGTATAGTAGACGTCTCGCGCTAACTTAATAAAAATAGAGTCAAATTCTTGATTTTTTTCTTTTAGCCTTATCTTGTCTTCTATATCCCATAGCTCTTTATTTATACCTTTTAGTTGGTCGTAAAACCCATGTCTTCTAAACACATGTTCATGCCAATCTGGCTGACCAATAGTCTCCAATAATGAAACGTGTTCTTTTCCGATATTAGCTAGTTTAGACTCATCTTGTATATTTTCTAATTTGATTTCCAAGATAGATAGCTTATCCAAAACCTCTCCGTCTGATACTTCTACTTTCATAATAATGTATTTATTTTTTCTATTACCATCTCTGGCGTTATTTGCCTAGTGCACTCAAAATTCTTATCCTCGGGGCACCAGTACCAATCATCTCCAACTATGTCATAATTTCTCCAGCAATCATGGCAAACATTTTTGTTCTGTACCACATATGGGTTACTAAAATGGTAATCTGCAGCAACAGAACCTAAGACCATTACGACAGGCTTATCCAGAGCCCAAGCCAACCAAGATAGGCCTGAAGTTAACCCCATAAAGAAAACAGATTTCTGTATATAGTTAGCTGCTTTCTGAATAGACAGCCCTGTCTTATCTTTAGATGCTGAAGGTATAGGGTTGAAAGCTGGCATATCTCCAAGAGGGTAGCCAGCCCCAAACTGAGAATGACCATCAATACTAATACTATCTATGCCTTTTTTCTTTAGGTAAGATATAACAGCATTCCAGCCCCCTTTATAGTTCCAGTGCTTCTGCTGCATCGTAGACAATGATGCCATGGATACGATACGGCGCTTTAACTTTATATTTTTGGGCTTGATATTTAAAACCGGCTTAACCTCTTTAAAATCCTCTAAGCCTAAAATCTCAGAAGCCATCTGCATCAAACCACTTGATTTAATATCTTTAACTTCGTTTCTTAAATTAGAAGGTCTCTGCCAACCGTAATAATCTATGACAAAAGACTCGTCGTAAGCCTCTTCAACTAAGGGGCTATTTTTGGGGTTCACTTTAACATTGTCGGCACCAAATATATCGCCAAACTTACAGAAGGCGTAAACTTCATTACCTGTAATTTTTTGATATCTCTCGACTTGACCCATCCAACCAATAGTATCCCCCAAAGCATTTCCGCCAAAATAAACTTTTACTTTTTTACTCATATTAATTTATCTATCTGCTCTTTAACCATTTCAAAAGTTATAGATTTTGAACATTCGAATTCCCTTTCTGTGCCTTCGTGCTCCGGGCACCAGTTCCAATTATTAGCATCAAATTCATGATTATTCCAACAAGAATTACAAACGTCTTTATTGATTACTCTGTATGGCGTATAAAATTCTGTTTTCTCATTGCTAAATCCACTTATCAAAACCACATCCTTGTTCAGAGCCCAAGCCAGCCAAGACAGGCCAGAGCCTAAACCTATGAAAAACTCGCAATGATATAAATCTGTTATTCTCTCCTGCAAGTCGAAGTCTCCAGTTTTATTTATACCCCCGGAGGGTATACGGTTGTCTCTATCTCTTCCCCCAAAAGACTCGTGCCTATCTATGCACACTACCTGATACCCTTTTGAGTTTAAGTACTCTACAACCTTATCCCACCCATCAGGATTATTCCAGTACTTGCATTGAGCCGTAGACTGAACAGATATGCAGACATATTTGCCCGAAATCACCCTTTCTTTATTGTTTATATCGACCCTAGGCTTTAACTCTTTATGCTCCAAGCCTAAATAGTAGGACGCGGCCCTCTGCTCTTCGTTTCTCTTAACCCAATCCGGAGTATGGCTAAACCAACCTATCTTAATATGATCATGAAAGCTTTTACCCTCAACTTCTTTTAAGTCATTGACAAACTCTATCTCAGGGTAACTATTTCTGTACAAATCATTTTTAAAAGTAAACAAGCATACATCATAATCTTTTTGCTTCCTGTATTCTTCTGCATACGGAACCCAAGCTAAACTATCTCCTAGAGAGGAACTGCAAAGCTCGATTAAGACTTTCTTTTTTAAATTTTTAAACTTCATATTAAAAACTAAATTTCTACAAAAAGTATTCCATTTGAAGGCGAGGCCATGAAAAATATTCGATACTCTCGAGACAGCTTTATCTATTACCCCTCTATCTTCTTTACTTAAAAGAGAATAAATATTCAAATTAAAATCATTTTTTATACTTTTTAGTTTTGTAAATATGTCTTTTAGTTCGTTATCATTAAAGCTATTAACATCAAAAAAGAAATAATCAACTGCTTCAGAATACTCGTTAATACAAAAATCATGATCAAAATATAGATCCTGTATTTTATTCTTTTCTAAATCAGATACTTCTCTGTTAGTAATTAAACAAAGTCTCTTTCTATTTTTTTCAAAATGTATGTCAGATATAGCCAACGCACAAAGCTCATCAAAGAATCTATAGTAAGTATGGAGTATCACGTTATGCTTGAAGTTTTTTGTAGAGTTTATAGAGTCATATAAATTTAACTTACCCACCTTGCCCTGTTCATCAGTAACATTCGAAGGCGTTGCATGAGACTCATCATGGTTGAGAACCTTATACATAGGTCTAGGAAAGAGCACATAATTTCCATATTTTTGCAGCTGCGCCATCCTTATCGAATCTTCAGATACTGTTTCAACAGGGCTCTGGACTTCTATCTCGACTTGCTTGTCGTTCTTATGCCCCCTTAGAGCCCCGAAGAACCTAAAAGTCCTTAAGTATGACCAATCAAATTCTCCAGAATTTATTAAATCTTTCTCATGTTTATCTAGATAATCACACCAGTTATCTTTAGGGAAAGAGTAATCAAGGTTAGTGATGTTGTTTATATCATCTACGTCATCTTTGTACTGATGAAACCATGTTGAAAAAGAAAAAGCCTCAGGGTTCTTTTTTAACATATGATTTAAAAATTCTAAAGCTTTGGGATATATCCCGTCATCCGCATCTACTAAAGCTAAGTAATCACAATCTTTAGTAACAAAATGCTGAGGGTTCCAGAACATCTCTTTTTTAGTTTCTTGCTCGCAATATATCACTCTATTATCCCTTGAAGCCAAGTCAACTAAAGCATCTTTGACCGCTCTGTCCTTGCTGAAGTCATCTGTAACAAACCATTTCCAGTCCTCGTAAGTCTGGCTACATATTTGCTTATATAAACCCGGTATATATCCAGCATTATTATAGAAACTTGTATATAAGGCTATTTTAAAATCTTCTTTTTTCCTAGGGTTTTTTATAATTTTTTCTATATACTCTTTTGCATTTATATCATCTATGAAAACTACATTGTCATTATTTTCGTATTTTTTATATAAATCACAAGACTTTATCCTGTTCATTAGTACAGGCATTCCCCAAGATAATGCCTCTTTAACACTTAGCGGGTTTAACTCCCTTATTGACGGAAAGAAAAATAAATCCATGCATGAGTAGAATCTATCCACATCCTTTCTTTCTCCCCATACTTTGCAGTTAGGTAAATCTGTATTTTCGATACCACAATTACATAGATAGCAGTGATTTCCTATAAAATGAAACTGAATGTTTTCATCTAACATTTCTTCTGCTATTTTATAGATAAACTTTTGGTTTTTATTTTCATGAAAGAGACCAACGTTTAGTATATGAGTTTTTGTTGGGTCTAGCCCAAGGCTCATTAAGGATCTATCCCTGTCAGGTCTCTCCTTGTTGGGTATTTCATAATCCCAAGTATAACACTTAGCCTCAGGAAAAATCTCTTTTATTTTTCTTGGATGATAATCCGAAACACACACGTACGCATCAGGGTGATGAACCTTATTGGTAAAATCAAAGCCATTGGAATGGCAAGTTTCAAATATTTTATAATTCCTGTTTTCACTATATATTTCTTCAAGCAACTCTTCAGGAAATCCATTATATTCAAAATTTTCAGGTATTTCATTAAAATGTATTATATGAGGATTAAATTTTTTTATAACTTCTAGTAGCTTACCCCTTTCTTCTATCCAATTATCTGAAAAGCATGGACCAATACATTCATAGTTCTTTTTACCAATTAAATCTATTATCTTATCTTTTTGTATATCATAGTTGCCGTAGTTATTAAACTCAGCCACAAAAACCTCGTTTTGCAACATGCAGACTTTTATAAGCTCATACAACCACTGAGGAGACCCACCGGTAGAAAGATGCATAGGTACAAATAATATCTTTCTCTTCATTCTGTAACTTTTAAGGTAGAGGAAAGAACGTCTTCCCATCTAGGGTGACAGTCGAAACTCGGCCTTCCCTCTAGACAAAAAGGTAAAGGGGGAACACTATTGATAGTGCTGTGTTCTATAACAGAATACTTTGGGTCTGATGCACAAAAAGCTTCGCACGTACCACCGACAAAAGTCATCTTGTAAGATTGGCTTCCCTTCCTGTAAGGAGCTCTCCAAAAAGGGTGGACAGAGGCTCCTACAAATATAATGTGGGTATCAGTACAGCCTGCTAGATGCAACTGCCCTGTATCCATAGTCACGCAAACCTCTGAGTTTTGAGTTATATAATAATCTTGATCCAAGGAGGTCCTGTTTAAAAAACTTACTCCATCAAATTCTAAATCATCAAAATTATAACAAGATTTATCGTGGCTGTATTTACCCGGCTCAGGTTTCTGGTCAAACCCAACTAGCACAACTTTTAAGTCATTTCTATTTAGTTCTCTTATTAAGTTAACGTAGTTCTCTTTCGGCCAAGTTCTGCTAGGCCAATTTTGTCCTATATGAATAACTACATATTTGTTATTAGCTAGAAAGTCTTGGTCTCCTCTATCAAACTCTACTGGCCCGGGATAATAATCACAATGGAGTTCTTCTGGCTTCAAATCAAACCCTATCTCCGTACAATGTATCTTTCTTATATCATAAGCTGCGTATTTTTTTTCTATACCAGCTCTATCTGCCTTCCCTATTGAATTAAAAGTATCAAACACTTCATACTTATCATAATCTTCTTGTTTGAAATCATCTACATGCGCAGAGAAGAGAACATGTGGGTTATGCTCAAAAAGAAAAGGCTTATGTGTGTATACTATTATTTTTTTGGCGTAGCATTCCGTCAGTTTTCTTATTGTTGGTGTGGCTGACAAAGTGTCCCCGAAAGAAAAAGAATTTATCTTTATGGCGACGTCTTTGGATGTTTTTTGGCCTCTTTGTTTGTTTGTATCAAATAAAGGTATGGCCTCCTCAAAAAAGGGAGCTTCATTCATCAAATAGTTTTAAGTAGCAAAAGGCCTAATTTCAAAACTAATATCCCTGTCCGTATCTATGCTTTACCGCCTTGCAGTTGGCTAAAACTTCACCGCTAGAAAGGGCTCGATTGTAAGCCGACACCACACCCACATTAATATTTAGGCCAGAACTGTTATTGCCACCCACATAAAACTGCTGGTAAGTCCCGTTTACAGTACCAGTATGAAATCCGGAAGAGTTAGTCGCTGGAAAAGAACCGGTTCCTTTGACTTGACCATCCATATACCCTATCATTTCACTAGTAGAACTATTGTAGGTCATAGCCACATGCCTGAAGTCAGATCCAGATATAGAGGGATCGTTTACATCAGATAGTGTAACGCTTATACCTGTCCATGGGTTATTATTACTACCGTCGACTTTGTTTGTAGAAACAACAGCTTTTATACCGCTTATCTCTCCACCGTTACCTGTTTGCGTCACAAATCCGTAAGAATAACCACTCTTATTATGGTCTGTATTTCCGAATATTACTGCCCCATCATCAGGAGGAGAATCAGAACCAGAATCTTTTATCTCGAAAAATGCCTCTACAGTAAAACTAGAGTCTTCATCTTTTAAGACTCCCAAAGATCTTAAACCGCTAAAATTTGACCCTGATATAGCTCCGTAGGTATTGTCTCCGTTATTTGGATTTCTAAACTTATAGTATCCACTAGTTTCGTCATAAAGACCAGTATTCTGTAGCTTCACATCTAGACCGCTAGGGGTCAAATCTCTCCAGTATTCTGTGTTGTGGTCATGACTCCTGCTAGAGTAGCCATCAACTCTAAATATTAAACCGTCTGTATTTATTCTATATCTTCCGTAATTTACTTTGCTTGACATCTTAGTATCCTCCTCCAAATCCCCCTAATGAATTTCCAGAAGAAACTGAAAAACTATAAGGGGCAGTATTATTTTCTAAATTAAAATCCCTAGAGCCTTCTATGTATGAGTATAGAGCATCACTTGCGTCAAAAGCTCTTGAATACGCCGAGACTTTGTATATAATGCCGTCTATATAAGATTTTTCATTTGTGTTAGCAGCAGGTAACCCACCTATTGTGGCTTTTAAATCTGATCCATCATAAAAGCTAGTATTGCTTAATTTGTATTTTGAATAAGTTGAGCTGGATTTAGGCATGCCTTCTTTAGGGATTATAGAGCTGTCATCTATAAAACTAATTATATCGTTGCCGCCTTTCCCAAAGTAAGGGTTCCTTGCTTTTATCAATAACGAGGCCTCGTCAAACTCTGAGACACTACTCGTAGACCTGTAAACATAAAACCCTCTTGCTTCTCTTACGTTTGCCCAGCTGACGGATATAGAAGAGTTTTGTTTATTTATTAAAACTTTTTTATTAGCGGAAGCCTCTGACTCCCCATTTTCATTATAAGAACTTATTTTATAATTTACTGTAAGGCCTCTGTCAAAAGCTCTTTGTGTTGTATTTTTTTCTACCTCTAGTCCTCCCTCACTTAAAGTATAGGTTGTCCTAGAAGATAAAGACTCTAAAGTGCTCGTTGTATTTAAAAAAGGGTATAAAGTTATATTTGTTGGCGTTTGTAAATTTGAGATGACCTGAGAGTTCTTTAAATGACCATTTACATAAAATTTTATCTTACCAAATGATTTTGTCATATCAATAGAAACAATTACATTGGTTATAGCTCCCTCATCTATTACAGAGTCTACTGTGAACGCGCTGCTTGATAACCCAAACTCATTATATAAATCACAATGAACCTTTTTGTCGCTTATATAAATATGCTGCTTTCTAGAAGAACTTTTCTTACTTGTGAATCTAGCTCCCTCAGATATGTCTTGGTAAAATAAAGTGGATATTCCTTCAGAAAGAGAACTCCCACTAAACCAGAACTCAAGGGTCTTTTTTTGCGTTGAATTTACCTGAAGACTTGAGTTTAGACCTATGTCTGTTGAGGTTAATCCTAAATTAGCAAAGCTATTCTCATAAAATATAGGTTGGGAGTCAGAAGAAAAAGACATCCCACTTACGCTAAAAGAGTTCTTATTTGAGCTTATATCCTTTAGACTGGCTGGAGATAGCCTAGGACTCTCTTTTCTTGTGAATTGCGTCCTTAGTGAACCTTTTTCTAATTGTGGGTTTTTGTATAGTATGTAGCCTCCAGAGCGCTCAGAAATGCTCGTAGTGCTCTCCTGAGGCCAGAAATAAGCAGTATGGCTAAGCGTAGTCTTTATCAATGAGCTAGCCCCAGAAGTACCTGCTGAACCTGATGCACCTGAAGTACCAGATGTAGCAACTACTAGTGTTTCTAGCTTTGGTGTAAAAACGATAGAGACAACCTGCCAAGTTCCTGATTTAGAAAAGTCATAGTTCCCATAATATTTTCCATTTTGGTCAGTAGCTTTAATTGATATTACTGAGCCAAGACCGGAGGTTCTGTTATGCCTCTTAGATACAAAAACCTCACAAGAAAATATATATTCTTGCCCTATTTTCAACTTAAGCGAATTATGAGAACTTCCTGAAAAAGTATGTAATCCAAAGTTTATATTACTATAGCCAGCAAAATTCGTCTTGTAAACTACGTCATTCTCAGACATATGCCCTGTAGCCAAAGACTTATACATACCTTGTTGGTCAGTGTCTTTATCGCTATATATTCTATAAAACTTATGAGGGGTGCCTCCTAATCTAGCATTAAAGCCTAAATTATCTTCAGCAGTAGGCAAAAGGTTAGTTGCAGGCTTACCCGGGTAACTCTTATAATATAACTGATTAGTATACAACCTTATACCTTCCAGCTTCTTTCTTAAATTTCCGTTGTGGGCAGACATTATTCCGGGATTCCTCCGCTATACTGAAAAGTGCTGAGTATCAGATCTTGTCTCACATTATCCCCACTTTGAGGATGACGTAAATAAGTAGTCAAAACTTCATGATAGGCGGATTCTGGACCAATATTAGCCCCACTCACATAACTATACATGTTAACGCCACTTTGAGTAGTAACTATTTCGTCCCTATCTCCAACTCTTTCGTGCTCTGTTCCCCTTGTCAACTTTATAGCCTTCAGGAAACGCACGGAGCCTGACACTTGCTCAGACTCATCTCTTTTACTTATATAGTCTTCTTCTACATGATTTCTTAAACTTGTATTTAAAGAAGTGATTTTCGCATCTAATATACCGCTAGTATCATGAACGTGCCCAGTGACATAACCGCTCAGACCATCTCCTGTCGCTCCAGTTATAAGTATAGATAACTTCTCTCCTGTATTAAGAAGCTCTCCGCTTAATGTATCTATGTCGTTTTGATTGCCAGTAGCTATTGTGTTTGTGGCTGCATGCAAACCACTAACATATCTAACATCTCCGCTTACTTCATCTATATCCGAAGCTAACTCACTTGATACTGTACCAACATACCCGCTTAAATCTAAACCTGTCTTTAGCAGGTCCGTCCTCAATACTCCGCTTACCGTATCTATATATCCAGATATGCTCCCACTTACAGAATCTATATATCCTGTATTTGCGAACTGCGCAGGGTTGCCCGTATAGGGATAAAATCCGGTAGTGTTTGATGCACTACCGGATAAACTATCAGAGTCTGACCTTAAAAAGTATTCTTTTAAGTTGTCAAGATCTAGCTGGCCTGTACCAATAAGTTGAGGCATACAGACATAATTACACTCTATCTACCTTCAGCTAGAATAGACTTAACGGCTCTAGATGGTTCTTTTGAAGTTTTAGTTTTTTTAGAAGTTGGCTTTCTGTACCCTAAAACATGCTTTTTAAACTCTCTTATTAGTCTAGTAGTGAGGAGCTGCCTATTGTCAACTGGCAGAATTCCAAACTTGACAGCATGAGCATGTAGGTCGGTTTTGTTCATACTCTTGATTTTAGAAGAGTATTCCTCTTCGTCAAGGGTTCCGTATTTCGAGGAGCCTACGTCTCCCCACACCTGATCTAAAGTGGTTTTCTCAAAGCTAGATCCTTCTTTTTCCTCCATAGCATGGGTTTGGATCATATCTTTAGATTTAGACTTTTTCTTACTTTTTGAAGTTGATTTCCTTTTAACTGCCATAACTTATCCTTTCTCCGTTATAACTAGTTATACACACAATCGCCTAAAAAAAGAAACAAAAAAGCCCCCGTTTCCGGGGGCTTCGATAATATATTTTAGGTCTCTATTAGACCGCGAGTCCAACAACTGCACGAGCGTCGATACACACGCGACCCTCTTCCAACGAACCGTAGAAACCGATTCTCTCATTTCTCTGAGTGAACTGATCATCTGGGCTAGTCGTGAAGGTGTCACCAGTATCGGCGTCCTGAGCGATAGCGCGAACAAACGCACCCTTGCTATTGTCAACGCCAACTGCGAGCTCATGAGTCGCACCAGCGAACGCAATAGCCGTTCCGGCGGTACTACCATGAGGGGCGATGTTGCCTGAATCAAACTCGTCAAAGACGGTGTTATACTTCTGGCCAATACCAAGCTCATTGAGCTCAACGATGTTCACACCATAGATCTCCTGCATACCAGCAGAATTGAACACTTCTGTTCTAATGTTGTCTGGCAGCGGAATAGAGCTAGTGCCACTAGTAGCCTGAACAGTGTTCATTGGCTGATAAGCAAAAGCGCGAATCTGCTCTTTGATCTCAGGGCTGACGTACAGATCGGTAATACCATTGCTGTAAGCAGCATCAGGAGTACCGTCTGCCCAAGATTGATTGATTCTCTTATTGAGAGTCATCAACTTGTTCAAGTCGGCCAACTGGAATCTATTAGTGTTGTAAGCTGGAATAACGTGACTACCTGTAGCCAAGTCCGTGACTCCAACAGAATCCGCAGTAACAGAGGAAGTGCTAGCGTTAGCGAGTGCATTAAGCACCACAGCCCAAGCATTTCTTTCCTGCTTGATGAGAACCTCTTGAGACATACGCTCAATAAGTTTACTCACAACATCAAGTCTTGCCTGCCTAGCGTACTTCTTGGTGATAGAAACAGCTGCATCCAAACGATAAGTTGCGATCTTCAACTCTTGGACAGCAGATACGTCTTGCGAAGTGGGAAGACCACCAGCGACATTCTGCGACCAAACGCTAACGTAACCGTCATTGGTTTCGTTATAATAAAGATCCAAAGGATAGCTAGCTCCCTCATCTTGATTAAACGGAGCATCGGTATAAACCGCTCCGGCCGTTGCGGCCTGCTGCAGAACCTTGCGGACTACAGGGCCTAGAAAAGCTGCAAAAGCTTCTTGCGCCTCACGGGCGACGAGCTGGTTTTTGTTACCCATCGCTTTGATGAGTTCAACCTGCTCAGGGGTGTTTTTCAATTTAAGTCTCATTTTATTAAATCTCCTTTTCTTATTTAAAATTAGAGGTCAATCTTCAACAGAATGAAACCGTCAGCGTCAACAGATCCCAAAGCGGTGCCAACCTGAATTTGGCTTGCGCCACCATCGCTAGCAGTAGCAGAAGAACTAAGGTCTCCCTGATACACCATGTCAGCATAGATTTTAGCTCCTGCTGTCACGCTGTTTGCGCCACCACTGGTGAGGTTTCCGCTGTAAAGAACAATGCCCTTGGCCAAGACAGGAACTGCCTGACCACTAACCACAGCCTGCATTTCGGCAGCCTTGCGCGGATGATAAATCAACTTCTCGCCATTTTCGTCGACTTCTGCGACGTCCCAAAGGGTAAGGCCAAGAGGCTGACTACCAGATGCACAAGGTTCCACATTAGCAGCTGCGCCATAACGGAATGATACCGTGTTCGTGTAGCTAGCACCGGGGTTACCGATACCAGTCTTATTTACAGGATCGTCAGTATTTTTCCAACCGTTAGACTTAACAGAAACCAGAAGCCCCTTATTGACCTTGCCGCCGTCGGCTTTAAGGTCAGAATAAGAAGCGACCACGTCTCCGTCATCGTCTTTAAGACTGAAAAGGTTAATGACGTCTGTCTCGGCATGTTGCCTGAAGGGCTTCAGCCGTTGTGTGTTTTTAACAAACGTTGCCATAATATTTTATTTCCTTATATTAGTAATTAATATCAAATTGATCGATTTCAAAAGCTTTCTTATACTTATCGTAGGTGGAACCTTCAGAAGCTTCGGTAGACGCTGGAATAGCGCTTTCCTCTTCTTCGCCTCTTTCGATAGCCTCGTCCACGATTTCATCGGAAGCTTTTGTCTCTTCTTCGACTTCGGCTTCCTTAGAAGCTTCGTCTTCCTTTTTAGCCAAGACTTCTCTTGACTTGTCTCTCAACAGAACCTCAAGATTCTTTGCGAAAGCTTCCCAGCCCTCAACATCGAGATCTTTAACCTGCGTAGCAAGAACTTCGCGGTCTGTATCCTCAAGAGCGTATTTTTCATCCAAAGAGGCCATTCTCTGAGAGAACAACTCTTCAGCTTCTTTTTCCGCTTTTTCAGTTTCCAGAGCGCCAAGCTTTTCTGTAACAGTTTCTAGTTCTGCTTTGACTTTATCGTAGTCTACGTTAATAGACTCGATTTTCTCTTGAGCTTCTTTGAGATTAGCTTCCACCTTTTGTTTTTCGGCTGAAAATCTCTCGGAAGCTTCCTTGAGTTCCGATTCGATAAAATCAGAAACAGCCGAGGCAGAAAGCTCCTTCAAAGACTCATTCGTGATGTCTTTAATACTTTCTATTTTCATAATAGTTTTGTCCTCGTTTTGGATTATTACATTTTTTTGTTGTATTTGTGAAGTTTTATCAACTTCAGCAAAAGTCTTTTCTTCTTGGGGTTCCTCTGTGCTACTCTTGGTTGATACGCCCTTTACGTCAGCAGCAGGAGTTTCGGTCAGTCCGATTCCAAGAGGTACGACCTCTCCTACCACCTTTCTGTAGACACACATTCCGTCTTTAGTTTTACCTTCTCCCCCAAGAGCTTTTAGATCCTTTTCCATGTCCGCGATCTCTTCCTCATCATCAACAATGAGCCCATTTTCTATGTTTTTATCACTTCCGTCTAAAAGCACTAAATTATAATCTTTAAATCCCAATTCCCAACTAGCACTAATCCTCATGAAGTCTTCGCTGCTTGGGTCGGCTGACTCTTCAATCAAGTCTGCTATTCTTTGGTTTACTACTTTCCAGATAACTCCACCTAGAGTAACATTAAAAGGTCCTTTTATATCTTTTACCTCTTCTTCTGTTAATGGCTTATCTGTTCCAAATTCTGAAAAACCTGCTGTTAAAATAGTACCAATTACCTTATCTCTATTATGTTCTATATTAATTGGTTTATTTTTGAAATCTTTATGAAAGGCTAAAGCAGTATCTGTATCAACTACATCTCCATTTCTATTAACTCTATTAGCTACAAATGCATTAAAAGCTATTGGAAGCAAGTCAACCTGCTTTTCGTCTACTTCTGGAATAAATTGAGCGACCTCGATAGCAGAAGCTAAGGCTAAATACTTATCTTTTTCTTCTGATACGACTGGCCTTACGTTTGAGCTGAAGATTGTAGTATATTTCATCAGATTATATAATAGTTCATTGTTACGTTACCAGCACTACTGTAGACGCCGGAACTAGTTGGCACTGGAATGCCTTGGTTTAAACTTGTCGATCCAGCCGGAGCATAAGCTATAATAGTATCTGCCCCTGCCGCCGAGGTGCTAAGGGTAGTAGCTGCTGAAGCTAATATGTCTGTGATTACGATGGTATCCCCACTGCTTGCTGCGACCACGGCACCGGCTCCTGATTTATTAGCCGTTCTTGATACAGAAGGCACTCCTTGAGTCTGTTGCGAATTAGTTGATCTGGCCATTTTAAGTTGTCCTTTTTTTAAATTACACTATTTAACCAGTCTTTTGCCTCTGATCTGGCTTGCTCGTCGCTTTGGAAATATAAGTCATCTACGTCTCTGAAGTCGTAGCTTCCCAAGCCGTGCCTTTTTACTTCTCTTTCAGCTTCTTTTATTTCCTCCATAGAAGGTTCAAAATGTTCCCCATCATCTATAAGTCCAGCAGAGCAGACATTTAGAAAGACGTTCACATTAGCTAGAGCTTGATTAATCTGTAAAGATTCAGAGAGATTATCTACAAAGATTTCTTTTAATCTCTCAGAGGTAACTTGTTCTTCGTTTATGTAGTTATGCTCATTTGCTTTGCTAGTTAAGAGTTGCATGACCCTACTAGAAAATTCCAAAGCCGCGTCTTTTTCTCCAGAAACTGGAGCAAATTTTTTACCATAAGAGTACTCTACATCAAGCGACATCATTTTACGAATGGATTCCATTAAGTTTACCTAAAAGTTTATACACTTATTTTTAAAAAACTTATAAAAAAAATAAAAAAACCCCTCAAATAAATGAGGGGTCTTTAAATAGGGAAATGCAAACCTTACTTCTTAGAACGGTACGCCGTTGGAAGCATCGTTAGCGATATCCGTAGTTGCCGGATCGAACGAGCCAGAGGCGTTGATTGTACCAGATTGATAATACTTAAAGTTTACAGTATAAGATCTTGTATAGGTGTTAACAATACCTGTTCCATCATTAATGGCCGTACTAGACAAACTCAAAGAGCCTCTAGTAACCGTCATGGAATTCAAGCCACTGCTTTGGGCTACACCGGAAGTATAGCCTCTGTATGCACCATCAAGAACAGCGTTAATAAATTTTTGAGCTCCACCGTTTTTCTCTCTTGCTGTCGCGGTCCCTGCGGCAGCTATAAGATCTCCGGATGTTAAAGCATACTCAGAGACAGCTGGGTCTCCCATAGTATTTGTAGATGCGTGGGTCTGGGTGCTATCCACATCTGCGGCAGCTACAGCCTCAGCTGTGAGTGGGATTACGATACCAGTTGGACCAGACGTAATACTCTCATGCGGTCCTACCACAGCACCACCAACCAAATATTTGATTCCGTGGTTTCCGTCACCACTAGTTAAGTTGGACAACTTGCTCTTGGCGGTTGTTAGAATAAATGCATTATCTTTGTTTGCCATTGTATATTTCTCCTATTTTATATAATCTATTACAACTTTTTTTTTATTATTAGAAATTTTATTTTTTGCTAAGCTTTAGCCGGTGGATCTGTCTGGGTAGCCAAATCCCCAAGTTTCATTAGCTCGTCTAATTTTTCTTGAGGAGTTGTTATTCCTCCGATGGTGGTAAATACCGTAAGGTTGTCTTTGTCCCCACTATATATGCCTCTATGAACCATACTTCCAGACCTTAATATTCTGCTTAATTGGTCAAAGGCTTGGTCAAGGTTAGATTGAGGTATGTTGTCTAGGACCTCTTTGCCTCCAATAAGTATGGCTCCAGCCACATTTGCTGTGGATATGTCAATGCCACCAGACATACTGCCGCTTTGAGCGATACTCCTAACAGCTCTTGAAATACTAACTGGGTCATCCCATTGCGGAACCGGAGTAGCACCAAAGATAGTAATACCGGAATCCAAAACACTTTTATAGTCACTAGAATCAAAAGATGAGTACGAGCTGTCTCTAGAAGCCGTCATATTAAACAAATGAAATACACCAGCCGTGCTCATATTAGCTGTCTGCCAAAAATTAGAAACAGAAACATTTGAATAAAGCTTACTTGTTTTCTCATTGTCGATAATGACCAGAGGTGATACTACTCCTTGATCCACCAAAGCGCAAGCCTCTTTTAGGGTCTCGTAAGCATTAGCGTTAACCTTTCTTCCTTCTGAGTATTTAGGTAAGGCTAGTATGACACCAACTTTTTTGGATCCAGATTTTACTGTCTCTTGTAATTCTTGAGCAGTTTTTACAAGAGGCACAAGAGTTCCTGCGCCGGAACCTCCGCCAGCACCCGCACAAACAAAAATTCTATCTACATCTTCTCCAAAAGAGCGACGCATAAAATCTAAGACATCATCTCTCTTCTCCTCAAAGCACTTAGCTGCGACAGCTCTATCTTTTCCGGCTCCACCCGAACCAATACAAAGCTTATTTTCCACGTTAATAGAGTTAAGGTCTTGCTGAGCTGTATTTATAACGCCAATTTTCCTATAGCCTAGCTTATGGAAACTCTCTGCGATCCTAGAACCGCCTTGCCCGGCACCAACGAAAGCGAATTTAAACGCTCCCTCTACTTCATCTTTTACTTCTTTTTTCTCTTCTGGCTCTGGCGGCAATGGAATGTCCGGAACCATAACATCTATTCCTTCAGCACCGAAGTACTGATTAACATCTTGGATATTTTCTTGATTTTCGCTCATATTTTAAACCTTGCTTGCATACAATAAACTCGCCAAATACTCATCAACCTGATGCTCTAAAGCTATACTTTGTATTTCTTTTATAGCTTTTTCGTTAGTATCTATTGGGTTATTAATATATTCACTAGTTTTCTCTAGCCATTTATCAGAAGATTCATTAGCCATAACTATTTTACACAATTCAGAAGACAGACTTCTAATTTTGTTAGTTACTCTTTTGTTCTCATATTTTAATTTGAGCTTTTCCTGAATCTCTGTTTCTAGCTTTTCGGCTAGTGCTAAATTTTCTTTAATTTTTTCTACGCTAAACTTTTGTGAGCCTGAAGTTTTTTCCCCTATCGGGGTAACCTTCTTTGTGGTCTGTGGTGAAGGCGTCCCATTAGGCCTACCTGCTCCTTCTTTCCCTGACTGATTATCTCCTCCTCCGCCAAGTAGAGGAGAATAATAACCCTGCTCTTTTAGCTCTCTGAATTTTTTTTGTGACTCAATGGACTCTTCGGGCTCTGGGAGCCTCCCAGAACTAATTGCCTCTAAACCTTCATCTGCAGTAAGGATACCATATTGAATAAGTTGAGCAACAACCCTGTTCCAAGTAGTCTTGTCTTTGAGCTCTATCTCTTGGAAATGTGCCTTTGGGTAATTTTTGAAACCCAAAGATTTACAAATCCTCTTTATCTCGTGGCAGAGGAATTGATTTATAAAAGCGTCTCTACCCTGCTTCAGTCTTTCAATAAATACCTGAATCTTAATGCTTGTATTAGCAAACTTATCCTCGCCAACCAAAATATTATTAAGTCCCATTTGAATATCTTGATTTACAACACTGTACTTTTTAGGATCCAAGATACCAGCTATATCCGGAATAACAAATTGAGCTTTTGTAGTGTAGTCTGAAACAAGAACCTTTCCGACAGATTGGTTTTCGAAAAGCTTTTGCATTGTCTCTATACTCCTCTGATTTATATTTAAACTACCATCTTTTAGCTCGGAACCCATTGTGATAAGCAGTATAGCTTGGTTAGTGGTTCTTGTCAACGCCATGTCCATCTTCTTCATTTCGGACTTCCAGTTTATGTCTTCTAGAACTGGAAAGCCCATCGGGACAGAAAATGGTTCGTAGTCCTGCTTCTTATAAAACACAGGGGTAACTTTATCTGGATCTAACCTAAGAGAAATAATCCCTATATTCCTGCCTTTTAGAGCTTTTTTTGTCTCTGGGTCTAAGGCGTCATAGACTTGCTGGTCTTCCTCTGTCTTTGGATTTTTAATTCTTTCTAGCTCGTAGTCCGTTAGTATTTTATAATATAAGCCAGAAAAGAATGATATATTGCCTCCCATTTGAATGTCAGCCGGATTCAATATAATATATCTAGAAGGGAGCTTGCTGTCCTCTCCGTATCCTAAAGAACTTAGCTTGCCGCCGCCATAAGTTTGGGTAATTCTTTTCAAGTCCTCTGGCTGAATCTTAGTGTCAAATCTATGAATAAAAACGTTTCCTGACCTATAGTATTCCCTAAAAAATCTATCTAGGAAACTTTGCATATCGATTTTCTTAAAAAGAGCATCCAAAAAGTCTCTTGACTTCTTACTGCCGCCTGTAAAGTAAAGACTCGTTGAAGAAAACTCTGTCATTAAATCAATGACATTTCTAAATACTGCAAAATTATAATAAGCTTTTTGACAAAGAATCACCACATCTCTAACATCAAGAGAGCTTTTATTATTAACTCCTTTTGTATACTTATAGGGGACTAGCCCATTATCAATATTTTCGAACCTATTCGTCCTCTCTATTTGCCCACCTACGTTTCTGCGCTGTCTTGTCGATTGGTTATCTAAGGTAGTATAAGGTGATGCCGCGAAGCTGGTCATCATTGGCTGAATTTCTTCTTCTTTTTTGCTTGTTGTTTTTTTTCTTGTCATTTTAAACCACCATTAAAGTTCTGCCTTTTCCGGCAGTATTGTTGCCACTTATAAATAAAGCTCCATTAGGCATACCTCCTGTGTTAGGATGCACTGGCAAATTATTAAATATAGCATACCCTCCAGATATGCCGCTTACAGTCAATAGGTCGTTTATTGTCACATCTCCGCTTAAATGCACATTTGATCCGCTAAAATAAGACCTGTAGTTACCCAAGCAAACTTTTTCTCCGCTAACATTTAAAGGGTTAGTCCCATAAGGACCTAGCTTTATTCTATCATCATCAAATATATCCATCAACGGCAAACCAGCTTTATCAGTCACAGAAAACACTGGAGCGTCAGGCCCATATCCCGGAGATAAGGTTAAAAGAGCCCCGCTTGCGTCATCAAAAGTCAAAGACTTATTCGCATTAACCCTTGCTGTCACTCCATCAAAATCTACAACGTTTGCTTTAAGGCCCGCGTTAAAAGTTTTCTTAGCTGTGAATTTAGTGGAGGTGTCCGCTAGTACGTTATCAATAGCCCCACTAACATTAGCTCCTGTTGCCTCTAAGCTTGTTTTCAGGTCACCGCTTGAATTTGAAACTATACCAGTAACTTCGGCTTGACCGGGGACTTTCATCCATCCCGCTTTATCTGACGTATCTCCAGTCGCAATAAAGAAGCCAAATGTGTCGTTATGGCCTGAAGAAAAAGCTAAGGCACCACTTGGCGCATTTACGGAAAAATCTCCCGAACCAGTATGATGCAGACTTCCAGATTTTAAAAACTCGCCACTAGTATTAGAAAACTGTCCTGAAACAGAATTTATCTGACCAGAAAGAAAACCACTCGCTCCAGTTGCAAAGCTCTCAGCATGACCAGATACATCATCGGATTTAGCTTTAAGAAATAATCCAGACGAATCTAGAGCTCCAGAGACAGAGTCGGTCAAACCAGAGGTTCTACTCATGATATCGCCACTATAACCGGTCATAGACTTTGGGCCGCCCTGTGTTAAAGCGACAAAGCCAGAAGTATTGTCATGTGTATAAAAGCCAGATTTATTCGCGGCGCTACCAGAAAGTTTCGTGTTAAATAGCTTAAGAAAGCTACTCTCATCTACCTGACCAGTTCTAATTGTGTTTGGCATAAAAGCTTATTCGACTTTATTTACACTTAAAAAAGCATAATAGGCTCGAAAGTTTCCTTATTAGTATTAATTTCGGCTTTAGTTATGTCGTTATAAAGCTTAAGTCCCCAGTTTGCCAACATTAATGATGAATAATTATCTTTTCTTGCTTTATTTACAGAAGTAGACCTTTTAAGGTGCTGGGGCAGGTCGAAATTCTGAGATCCTCTTGCAGTTGCCTTATGTTCCACTAAGCTACATTGTTTCTTAGTCTGATAAATCATATCATCTTGGTGCTCGATAAAGTCAAGCATAGACCATTCTTTTCGATCATCAATAAATACAAGCTTTTTGGGATAAGGTAATCGAGTAGAGCTCGTCTTATTAAAGAAAGCTTCATTCGATGCCGTCCTAGAAGCAAACCAAATTTTCTTGTAATCTATACAAGCCTGAAGATGTTCGTTTGCCCTGCGTATAAAATTACTTGTAAATACTTGATTAAAACAAATTTGATAATTTTCTTGATTGTATTTTTGTTTAGCTTGTTTTAATGACTTCTGGTACTCTAAGCCTTCTGCATCAGAGTTAAGCGGTATAGTCTTTAAATTAATACGAGCATCTTTGAAAAATTGAGACTCATTACAACTATCTAAATATGTATCAGAGCCAGCATTATCAAGGCATATAAAAACAATATTAAAAGCCTGAAGTAAATAAGCTAAATATTTCACATGCTTGTTTAGACTGCCAAGCCCGGCATAAGTATGAACCAAGGTTCCTTGACCTGTGTCGTCATCTATCTCTATGATTGACATAGCGAAATAGTCGGCCGTAGGACTATCACTCATGTTAGGGTCAATTCCCATTACGTAACGCTTACTAGTTCTACCAACTACAAGAGTGGACGGCTCCTCGTCACCTTTTAAAGTGCACATCTCCATCTTTTTTGCACTGAAGTAACTGTCGCTTCCGTCTGTAAATTGAGCACAGTATTCTCGCTGGAACGAGAAATGAGAAGACCCTCCTTCTTGAGCTTCATCAATGATAGTTTTGTCTATCATCTCTTTTGGTAAAGCCTCGTACCCCATCTGAGATACAAAGTATTTAGCGTCTCCGTCTTGCTCGTCTGATTGTATTTTCCCAACCCACTCTTGGTAGGTTTTGTAAAGATTTTCAAAAGTATAGCTAGCCGAAGAGAGAGCTATCATTTTAGACTTATTTTCGAACTTAGTCCTATCCTCTTCTTTGATTACGCCATCTTTGATTAAGTTATCTTCGATCTCTTTGATCTCCATCCTCCTCTTCATATCTTGAGGCGCAACAAGAAATGGCATGAGCACGTTTTTAATTATATCTTCCGGCAACAAGAGGTACTCATCAAGTACAAGTATGTTAGCGCGGAAACCTCGAATCTTTTCTCCACTCAAAGGTATGGCTGTTATAGTGCCCCCATTTATCCTCCACTCGTACTGGTCATTTCTCTTTACCTTGGCTCCGAAGGCTTGAGCCAAAAGAGCGGCTTCTTTCGTCTCTACTATCTTCTCTATGTTATTAAAAATAAATCTTGCAGTACGAAATGTTGGGCCAGCTATGAGTATCTTTGTATTGGGCTCAAATATGCATTGTAAAAAACAATAGACCGAGGCTATGAAACTTTTGCCACATCCTCGACCCCATACGCACATACTAAAATTTCTATTGAATAGAGCTCTTAGAGTTATCTCTTGGTAGGGCGCTAACTTTATACCGCTCAAAAGATACGTAGTAAAATATAGATTATTCCTTAAGAACTCAGCTAGGGTGCTACGTGCTTTCTTGTCCTCTAAAAAGCCTTCTATCTTTGCTAGTCTAGCATTGACATCTTCAACTTCTCTTTCGTATTTTGCAGGAGTTGACCACATTACAATAGATTAAGATCATAAGCTAGCTGCAGATCTACATTTTTATAGTTTTGACCACAAAAGAAAAGCTTCCTAGTTAGCCTAGTAGCTTCTGTTCTACCTTTTGCGAATAAGAACTGTACATTATCGTGGTTTTGTATTATATCCCTAACATTTCTCATTACGTACTCCGGGGTTACCTGAACCTTCTTTGTGATATACTTTAGGTAATTAAATCTCATCATGTTATCCAAAGAGTTTTCAACAACTACTACGACATAAGCGCCCTGCTCTTTTGCTCTTTCTAGCTCTCTGGAAAATCTTTCACAGCCGCCAGTAAAAGTACCTATAAAGTCTTTCGTCTCTTTTCTTTCTACGTAGCACTTATTGCCCTCCTTGTCGAGCCAATAATCTGCAAATTTTAGGCCCTCTCTTCTTGTGCCGTAGTTTATATTTAATGGCTTTTGCTCTCTTGTATCAACAATAATTTCATAGCCTTCTTCTATGTTCTCTTTGATTTTATTTTTAGGAACTCTTTTAAATCTTTTTGATAGCCCAAGTTCGTAACAAAGATCATAGTAATTACCAAACAGCTTTTGATAATAAAAAATAGGAGGCATCATAGAAGACCTCATTTCAACTTGAGTAGGAGAATACTTAATTTTCCTTCTCATTATTCTATCTTTAATTACCTGAACACAAAACTTTCTAGCGTCCTCTTCGGAAGCCGACTCAAGATACTTTTTCATGTTAGGTCTTGAGTTAAAATAATTAGAAAAATAATGACTTTTATTTTTAAATTTAATTAGATCTCCCGTAAGTAAGTCTCTCCTAGGGTAATACTTTTGATAGTATTCAGCCATGCGCATCTTGTATTTTCTGAGATACATATGAAGCTGCTTTTCTGTATCAAATTTTTTTCCGTCTATTTTACATACGAATTCCATTTTCATGCATTGACTCAGTGGCTTATCCATTTATAGCCTCCTCTTCCGATAGCCCAAATATTCTAGCTTTGACATCGTCAATAGTCATTAACTTCTCCACCTCTTCTTTAACAACACCTTTTCTTAGCTCTGCCATTTTTATAAGCTCTCTTCTGCTCTCCTCCTCTTTCCAAGTCTCGACTAGGTTTAGTATGCTGGCGTTATCTTGAACCTGTTTGCTTAACCTGTCGCTTCTTTTTTGTTTAAGGTCACTTAGCAGTTTATGTTGTCTGTTAACGCAAGAATTGTATTCATTTTGAGCCGTGCTTATAGCTTCGACTAGGCTCATTGATATCCTTCTGCCCTCGTTATCATTTGCTGTATCGTCGAGTAATCTCTGGAGCCTCCCAACTCTTCTCTGAATATTGGATGCTATTACCACTTCTCCGGACAGGACTATATACTGATCTACTTCTTCTTGAGTTAAGTCTGGTTTGTCATTAGTATATCTGACAAACGAAGATTCAAATAACTCTCTTTCTGTTTCGTGTTCGTAGTTATTTATCTGATGAATAAACCTAAAGGTATGAAGATAGCCCATCAGCCTTTCTAAATTCTTTTTTTGCCTAGGCGTGATTTTATCTTTATCTATTCCGCTATCATGGACAAATCTATTAACCCTACTTAAGACTCTATCTGGATGTTTCGGGGGTTTATACTCAAACCTTTCTTGTTGTTCTTCTGGGGTTTCGAAGTCTTCCCCCTCTAAGCTCTTGCAGTAGTCTGTGACCATCCTTGTTTCAGCGCTTAAGCTTGTCAACGATTCATCTCCGAAAATTATTCGAGACATCTCAACGTACTTCATTGTGCCTCTATGGTTCCTTAGGAACTCCTTTTGTTCCTCTGATAACTCTGGCTTATCAACTTTTTGGTATTCACTAGCTGGTATTGCGTTAAAATCTATTTCGCCCAAGTACGCTTTTACGGCGCGACCCTCTTTGCTTCTGCCGTCTTTGCCCTTGAAGCCTGCAACGTCTTGTATCAGATGCATTAAAGATATATCGACATCTTCCCCCGCAAGAAAACTATCTCTTACTGAAGTCAGCGCAAACTTTTGCTCATTAGTTAATGTCAGATCATTCATATCCAATCTAAATCATTTTTGTTTAAAATTTTTCTAGCCTTATTTAAAATAGACTTTTGTATATTTTTTATTTGTTTATATCCCGGAGTTCTATTTTTTTCTGTAGTTTTAAAATTTAAAGTTTCCGCAATTTCCTGCTCACTCTTATTCATCATATAAAAACCTTCATAAACTATCCACTCATTAGGCTTTAAAACCTCTTTAAGTTTCTTATTTAATTTTAAAATTCCAAGCTCTATATCAGCAGGAGAAACCTGAGCCTCGTTAATTTTTTCTTTATGCTTCTCTAAAGGTAAGGCCATCTTCACATCGTAAGCCGACTTCTTTTTACGTAACCAAGATTTATAAAGGGGGCATCTGGCATCTTGGGCTCCATATATTGAACAGGCAGAATCCGGTTCCGCTGCAGCGCATTTCAAACAAGGTTTACAGTAATTGCTGTAATTGTTACGGATTAAATTCTTTAGCTGGTTCGATATGATCCTATTAAGCCAAGGAGCTAAAGGTTTGCTGCAATCATACAAATGCCATTTTTTAAAAATATGTATTTTAAGAATTTGAGAAATATCATCAAAATCCATCCAAGCTATAGAAGTCAGAGTCCACTTATTTCTTCTTTTAGAAATCTCTTGGTCAATAACATCTATACAATCCTCAAAATCTGTTTTCTTCGCCTTCTTCTTGGGCATTTGGTTTAGGTATCTTCTTCACCTGTTCTCGCAGGGTCGACTAAGCTACCTAAGGTTTGTGAGTCTCTCTTAGGGAAATAAGAAGCTTCCATATCTAGTTCTAGTGGTGGGATGTTTGTGGGAATTGGAGTGTATTCCTCTTCTACCTCTGCCTCGCTGGCAGCAACTTGCTCGACGGGTTTCTGACCTGTAACTAAATTAATTCCGCAAGAACAGCAAAATTTTGGCTTCTGCATCAAGGAGGTTTTAGACTGCATCACCCAAGGGTTAGATTGACCGCAGCTCTGACAATAAGTAACTTTTTTTAACTTAGGCATATCTTTTATAACTAAGCAAATAGTTATTACAACTAGATACCGTTTTACACAAAAAATGTTATGGCTAATTACACTTTTACTAACAATGATGGAATAAAGTATAAGATCTTTAAAAAGAGACCTCATTACAGCTACAACGCTGATGGCCTATGTGATCCCCCAGATTACAAAGGCCCCAAGATACACATTGCCCCAGACCTCCCCCCTAAACGAGAAATGGCAGTCTTAACTGAAGAAATTTTTCACGCTTTCTTTTGGGACGTACCCGAAAAACAAGTTAGGAGATTCTGTAGTACGCTGACAAACATCTTACATAAAGATGGATGGAGGCAAACGGTCCAATGCTTTAACAAAGAAGACTAACTAATAGTAGTCAAGTCTTTAAACTTAGTTACCAAGAATCTGACCAGCTCTGACCTAACCACATCGGTTTCGTCGAATTGAAAAGTATTTATTCCAAATTTTTTACTTTCTTTATCTGAGAAAAGGCCTTCTATTCTTTCAAATCCTCCCCTAGCTCCATTTTTTAAATCTGTTTGAGCAGGGTCAGCTAAAACAAAGCATTTAGAACTCATGCCTAATCTAGTTAAAACAGTCACTATTTCTTTTACGGTACTATTTTGACACTCGTCAAATATTAAACACTTAGAGTTCCAACTCATACCTCTACAAAAATTAACAGGATAAGTCGATACTCTCTCATCTTTTTGTAATTTTTTTATTACATTGGGGCATATAAGCTCTTCCATTTTATGTAAAAAAGGTAAATTATAAAAATGAAGCTTTTGATCGGCATCCCCGGGAAGAAAACCCATCCTAGAGTCAGAGCTTTCTACCGCAGACCTAATATAAACTATTTCGGAAACCTTCCCCTCGCTTAGTAAGTGCAAGGCGCAATACACACTTAGTAGAGTTTTAGAACATCCCGCTGGCCCTTTGGCAAAAAGTATCTTAGACTCCTTGCTTAGAGCTATTTTGATAAATTCTTTTTGTTTTTTGGTCCAGTCAAAGTTTTCTATGTGAAACTTATCTCTGTGTCTAATAGGCTCTCGTTGCAAAGCTCTGCCTTGCGGATTATCCAGATCTTCCAGAGAACTGGCCAACTGGTCAAGTTTAACTCTAGGCATGATATATAACTATTTCGCTCTTATTCTGTATCCATCGGTGCTATCTTCTTTTCGAGTCTTAGACCTTTAATGTCTTCATTTGCTATATCTACTCGGGTTTTAGTGTCTGCAAAATAGAAAGTTGTAGATCTCATTCCAACTCTTACTACCCTGCAGGCTCGTCCACCCATACTGTAGACATCGTCAGTCTTTATTCCTCCGAAAAGAGACATTGATACTGCAGCTGCGAAGCTAGTTATAGTCTCTTTGAAAATTAAACCCGCCGCTCCCGCGATGAGCAACCAACCGTGTTCGCCGATAAAATTTTGACCGGCATTAGCGATTTGATCTTCCATATACAATATATATACACCAATTTCCTAATTAGAGGTGTAATTATTTGTTTAGAGATGGATGACATAAACTTGGTTTCAGGCAAAATCCTTGGTCTGGCCCACAATACTCCCGAATTTCAACAAGCTATAGAGCAGTTAATGGGCTCTTACGGCTGGCTTGTGCTTTTAGCTTTTTTGGGCATTTTATTTAAAGATGCGATTCATAAAGCTGCAGAAGGCTTTTTAGTTTGTGTAGGTAAAGATTTCTGCAATGACGATGTATTGTATATTTCTGGAAGACAAGCACGTATAGTTCGCGTCGGTTTTCTTAAAACGATTTTTTACATGACCGATAGAGGAACTAAAATGATCGTCCCAAATGACAGGCTAAAATTACTAGTTATAGAGAAGAAACTTCCCCTAAATGGAGGCTTCCCTTACTTACATAAAGGTGGAGAACAAGGGTTTGAAGAGCAAAGAGCCATAAGGGATAAAATGAAAGAAATCCCAAAGTTAGGGGACGAAAAGTAAAAAACATGTGTATTTAAAGAAAGTCAAAAATGGAGATAAATAACGCAATAGACATAATTTTTGGTATAGCTGCATTCTTTATTGGTTGGACAATGAAACGTTTGTTTCAAAATATAGACAACCTCTGGAAAAAGCATGACGAGATGACCGATAAGGTCGCCCAGATGGCAGTCGAAATGCCGAAGCAGTATGTCACAAAAAGTGACTTAACAAGAGCTATAGACGTTATTCATTCCAGATTTGACAAATTAGAGGAAAAGTTGGAAAAACATTTCCGCCCCTAGAGTAGTTTGAGTATCTAGCGAGGGGGGCGACTTAGATCTCTCTGACTTTGAAATTTTTGAGTAGAACATTTGTCATATTTTGAAAATCTATTTTATTTTCTTTTGTCATTTGCTCTATTTTTGCTAAAGCCCCGTTAGGGTCAGAGGGCTCTGTATTTTGATTTAAATCGCTCTCAAACTGATTTACATCAATATCTTCGTCAAATGTTAATCCAACTACGGCCTCGTGAGAAGCCTCCCAAGTGATAATAACCTTCTTTGCCATCGGGTTGTTATATTTATTTTTTTTGTTTTAAACAAAAAAAAACGTATAAGAAATAGAAGGCATGTTCAATATGTTTAGAAGATTATTTAGCAGGAATCGCCAATGCCCCAAGTGTGGCTTTGCTGGCGCAGCTAGAGAGTTCAAGAGAGTAAAAATGACAACTAATTATACATCGCAAGGTTCGAACGGTAGTAACGGTAGTAACGGTTCATCGGGTAGCCCAAGCTCCAGTGGAAGTGCTGGCACGTCTGGTTCTCCAGCGCCATCTAGTTCCGGTGGTAGTGATGGTACGTCTGGCTCTCCAGCACCATCTAGTTCCGGTGGTAGTGATGGTACGTCTGGCTCTCCAGCACCATCTAG